TTGCATTATAGAATGTAGGACACAATTCTTTCATACTCTCAGTCAGTTGTGGTAATACTTCTTTTACTTTCTCTGTTGTAGTATTAAACAACTCAACGAATGATACCATTTCGCTGAGTTCAAAGTCATCTTCTGTTGTTGTAGTTCCTACTACGTTGAGTGGCATGGGAATTACTCTCCAGTCACCTTCCCATAGTTGTACTCTACCTAAATTTCTATCTTCTACCCACTGATCTAGTATCCACTCAGAAAGTATAGGTTGATTGACCTCTACAAACTTTATGATCTCAGGTATTATTTTTTTATGTCTGTCTCTTAAATTTCTATATGAGGATAACGACTCAAGCGTCTCCTCTTGCCAAATTTTCCTCACTTGATCCTAATAATAAACCATTTGCTGTTGCTATCTCATACATTATAGAATGTATTGTCATGTCATATGCGTTAGACCACGGTTGAGTCTTCTCGTTTGCTATCCAACATTGCAAACTTCCATACTGTGCCTCTGGTATGTTCTCATCAAACCATGCATCGTATCCAAAAGTATCTGCAAAATATGTCATGTGCAATCTTTCTTTCCGTGTATTGGACATTCTACACCCTTCTTGCTTCCATTGCAAGCTTCTTCCTTCTGATATTTGTCTTTCTTAACTTTTGGCATTTTCTTTTCTTGTCCTGACTTCATGCCATCGGGGTCATCCAGAGTTGGCATGACCTCCACAGGACCTTTTACTTTTTTTCAGTAAGTGCTCTCCACTCAGAGAACTCTTTAACACAGTTAGGAACTTTCTTACCACCTTTCATCTTGGTTCCTTTTGCCTTGTATCCATCCCAACAAGTAGATGCACCAACGTTCTTACGTGCTTGCTTCATACTCTCATCGACTTCTACCTCTTCTTTCTTAGCAGTTTTTGCTGCCTTCTTGAAAGCATCCTTAGCAGGATAGTCTTTGTCGCCAGGTTTTGCAGGAGACTCTCCTCTTTTTCTCTTGGCGTGGATGTTAGCATAGAGACCCTTCTTCTCTTCTTCTACTGAAGCGGGTGTAGTATCTGCTTCATCATGCTCAATGACTTTACCATCAGCATCTTTCTGATGATGCTCTTTCTTCATTGCCTTAGAGATTGCCTTTCTCTTCTTGTGTAGATACTTATCGCTGCTATCTACATCACCATCGTTGTCTACATCCTTATCTTTTCTGTTAGCAAACTTCTTTTTAACAGCAACAGGGTTGACTGGATCTAAATTCTTTTCTGTTATCTCGTTCTTATCTGTATTAATTACATGCTCGTGATACTCTTTTACAAGTATGTTTAGTGTAGGAACTGGAACATCTTGCTCTAGTCCATGTTCAAACATAACATCGTAATGTGTGATGTTACCATCTTCATCAAGTGTATGCTGCTCCTTCAAACAGTTGCCTTTACCCCATTCACTATGCTCTACCTTAGTAGCACATGAATGCTTTACCTTCTTTACTTCTGGTTTACCTTCAGTTCCTGCGGGTTCCGCAAGTTTCATACCAGGTGCGTCACCGCCACCTACGCCATCAGCACCAAGACCTTTTACGTCTGTGTTTGCCATCTTAGCGGAGTAATCGTATCTCCAATTCTCATCGAAACGATTGTAATTAAATGCCTTTGGATTGTTTAAATTTTCAGCAGCTAATTCTGCTAAACTTTTTTCCTCGTGTTTGTCCATCTTATTTGTAGGGTGTTTGCTTGGGATAGTCTCTGGCACCTTGACAGTATTTTTAGGTTTTGCAACCTTCTGACCAGGTGTTATAGACATAACATACTCTCGATACGCATCAGTTCCAATCTCAAATACTTCTTTGATGTCTGTGATCCAACTGCGGAACTTTGTGTTCTCTGCTGTTAGACATAGCACATAGTTAGGACCTCTGCGGTGTATCTTACCGACCTGTCCTTGCTCAGTTAAAACCCACTCACCTTTTTTATAGACTTCATTCTTATAGAACTTATCTTTGGTGATATTTGCTTCCGCAACTTTAGATTTTTTAGTGAAGTCTGCGAGACTTTTCATTAATATAGATGTACATATCAAAGTTATTTATAAACCCATTCCCTTTCTAACTTCTTTCATGAGCTCTAACTTCTGTTTAGATGATAATGAGTCTGGTATTCCTGCCATAAAATCAGAAGTTTTTACATCCTTTGCTGCTTTTCTCATTTTAGATGCGGACATTCCAGATGCACCTTCCGCGTCTGGATCTCTTTCTCCTGCAGATACTATTTCTATACTATTAAATGAGTAATCATCCTTTCTATTGTTCTTTTCTAAGAAACCAAACTGACCTAACCTATCAGAACCAACCACAAATACCACATCACTATACCCTTTCATCATAAGATGTTTCATAACATCTACAGGAGTTCTGCAGCATGCTTTATCATCTATATGATCAGCGTATTGTGGGAACATCATCTTCATATACTTTGTTTTAACATCATATGGTAGAGGATTATCCTTTGGGTCAACAGATTGTGTGGGTATGATTAACCAATCCTCACCTCTTGCCTGTTTTTCTACTGCATGTATAAGTTTTTCATGCCCTATGGTAGGAGGATTGAATCTACCATATGCAAATACTACTTTCTTCATTGCTTAGTATCTCCATTGACCCAGTTTTTTTCTACGTTGAAGTTTGCCACACTAAATGATAAACGATCTACTAGTTTTACTGCTGTGCTACCTTCTTGTATAGCAACATATCCCTCTGGTGCAGTTATAGTATATCCATTGTCTGTTCTTAGATATGTACCAAATCTTTCACCAGTTTCTAACTTGCGTATGAACATTTCTTTAGCAGACTGCAGTGCAGAGTATAAATTTACTGTGCTTTTGAGTGCTTTTTCCTGATCTTTTATCATATCTAAACCATCATATAACTTAGCAAGTTTTGCTGCCTTTCCTTTTGGTGTCTTAAGTTTATCTGCTGCTTTTTTTACTTCAGATTCAAAATACTCTTGAAATTCTTTAAGAAATACTCTATCAGTAGGTAGTTTTTTACCTTCACGTACGTATTTGTTAAAGAATATTTTTAGTCTAGTTCCAATAACTAACTGATCTTTAGATTTTATTTGTTCTGCTACTGTATCTAAGAATGATGATGCGTTTGACAATGAGTTGACGCTAGATGTTTTTAATTTTTCTAACGATGTCTTCTCACTTTTAGTCAACAGAACATCACTACCCAATTGACCTGTTTCTGCACTTAAAACTAGGACATTTCTACTATCATCTAACTTGGATACGTCATACCCAAAGCTAGCAGTCTGACTTGCCATATCTTTACCACTATATGAGGTGTGAAATACTACCCCTAACTTTGCACTTGCTGCTTTATCATATAATTCATCCTCTTTTGGTATGCAATAGGTTATAGTGTTAGGTTGGAATATAATACAGTCAGTTCCATTAATTTTTTTCTTTACTTTGTCATCAGTGTATAGTAAATCTCCTTGTGCTATACCTTCTATACCTAATTCTGGTAGATATTTTAAACAAGTTTTTAATTTACTGGCAAGACCTGGCGAACTGCCATGGTTACGATCTATATCTTCATTAGTAAAATTGATTTTGGCATTGACATTGAAAATAGATTTAGATCCTACAAAAAATTTATCTGTGCCAGGATATGTGCCACAAAATATAGCGGGTGCACCGTCCCATTTAGTAGTAATTTTAAAATTATTTGACTGTACCCCTGTGAATACTCGTGCTAACTCATCTAAAAACATAAAAGCATCCTTTGCACCTTGTTCTCCGTCTAACAAGATACTATCTTCTAGGTGTTCTAGGTGAGTATTCTTAGACATTAGAATATCTTTGCAAAAGGACCGTATCTTGTACCTTCTTTCTTTGCCATGAATAACATCTCAGTAGAAAAACTATTCAACTTCTTTTGTGATAGTGATAGTATCAAGGACAACCATGTTATCTGCTGTATTTTTGAGTTAGCAGTCCATGGAGCATCTAACATACTAAATTTTAAATTCTCATAGCATTGAACAGGATCTTTTTCTACTGTGTCACAACCTTTTCTTTGTATAGTAGAGATTTTTCTTATGATATCATCCTTCTGTCTCTCTAATTGATCTACATTCATTGGATAAGATGAGTTATCTTTTGTGTAAGATAATCCAAAATTATCTCTCATCGTTGTTATCACCAATTCAACAGTTGCTTTACCTAATCTAGCAGCAGTTGCACCCTTTGCGGTAGGTTCGTATTTTAAATTACTAAAATCTGTAGAGTTATTTCCTTTTATTTGAAAATCATAGGTGCTACTACTACCATCTTGGATAATAAATCTGGTGTCTTGTGAACCCATGACTATAGATCCACCCTTATCTGTTTTTGTACCTAAGTTACATTTACTCATTACGTATGTCAACTGAATGTCCTCCAATCTTTTAAAAAATGCGAGTTCGTGATTAACAAACTCTATTTGTGCGGGTTCTCCTTTGCCAACCTTCTTCAAAGAAATGCCAAAGACCATTGGATCTTTAGTATTTTTATGTGCGTTAAAGAGTTGCCTCATTAAGGATTGAAACTGCTCAAAATTTGGAGATGGTTTATTAACTATTTTCTTAATTTCATCTCTTGCTTTTTGCTCATCTCTAATTAACCATATATCAGCAGGATCCCAGTTGTCTTTACCACCTACACCAAATTTTTGATTGACTACATCACTTATAAACTTCATAAAACCTTTCTCACGATTAAATTCTGTAACATTTCTATTACCAATACCGTTAGAACCTAGTAGTGCTTGCTGTTGTTTATAAAAATTCTCTAACCAATCATCATCTACTGTATCTAAACCACCAATGTCTTTCCATATTTTATTAATCAACTTCATTGTATAGGTATCTTTTCTAATATCACTTACACTTTTGTATATCTTATTACGTTCTATCCCTGCCTTGAAAATTTCTAGCGATGCAAGTTCCTGCATCTTAGTTATAGTCGCTGCTTGCAACCCATCTGTTTTTTTGGTTGCAGTTAGGTTTACTGGATGACTACCAACCATTCCCTTGAAGGTTGTTGAATCTCCTTTGTCTGCTGATCTATAAGCAGATTTTATATTCTCTACAGCTTTAGTTTCTGCAAATATATAAAC